ATGAACATCAAACCATCCCGCGAGCTGGTCGCCATGATCCGCAAGGCCATGCAGGACATCGAATTTTTTTGCGAACAGATCTCAGGGCTCAAGCTGCGCCAGTATCAATGCGCACCAGCTCATGCCATTATTCAATCCATCATCGATCAGGCCGGCCGGACTTATGTCATTATGTTCCCAAGGCAGTCCGGCAAGAACGAATTACAAGCCCAGCTGGAAGCCTATTTGTTATGCCTGCTGCACCTGGCCAACGCCAGGATCGTGAAGGTATCACCCACCTGGAAGCCGCAAACGCTCAACGCCATGCGCCGCCTGGAAATCGTGCTCCAGAAAAACAAGCTGACCACCGCCTACTACCAGCGCGAGAGCGGTTATATCTTCAAGGTGCGCAATGCTTGCATTTATTTTTTTTCAGGCCAGCCGCGTTCAAATATCGTGGGCGCCACGGCCAACGTGCTGCTGGAAGTGGACGAAGCCCAGGACGTGCTGCCATCCAAGTTCGACAAGGATATTGCCCCCATGGCTGCCAGCTCTAATGCCACGCGTGTTTTTTGGGGGACCGCCTGGACCAGCCGCACCCTCCTGGCGCGCGAGCTCAGGGCAGCGCGCGAAGAAGAAAAGCGAGACGGCATCCAGCGCGTTTTTATCCTGGACGCCGACACGGTCCGCGCGGAGGTGCCGGCTTATGGCCGCTTTGTGGACGGCCAGGTGCGCGCGCTCGGCCGCAATCACCCCATGATTAAGACGCAGTATTTCAGCCAGGAAATTGACGCGGAGGGAGGATTATTCCCGCCCGAGCGCTGCGCCCTGATGAAAGGTAATCATGGCCAGGTGTTTGAGCCTGACCCTGAAAAATTGTATGCCATCACCCTGGACGTGGCCGGCGAAGATGAAGCCATTATTGGTGATCCCGATGATGTTAAGGACACGGTCCAGCTCAGCAATCCCAAACGCGACAGCACCGCCTTAACCGTGTTTGAGGTGGACCTGGCCAGCGTGGACGATCCGCTCATCAACCGGCCGACTTATAAAGTGGTTTACCGCAAAGAATGGATAGGTATTAAGCATTCGGAGCTGTATGCAGAAATTAAAGCGCTGGCTGAATTGTATGCTGTGCGCTGGCTGGTGGTGGACGCCACCGGTGTGGGCGCTGGGCTGGCTTCTTTTTTGGCTGCGGCCCTGGGCGACAGGGTCATACCCTTTGAGTTTAACACGCGCACCAAGAGCGATTTATTATGGGACTTCTTAGGAATTATTGATTCCGGAAGATATAAGGATTACTTCCTTCCCATTGAGGGGGAGGGTCGGGGCAGCGAATTTTGGCGCCAGGTCTCTTTTTGTGAATTTGAAATATTACCCGGTCCGCAGAAGCGCGTGCGCTGGGGGGTGCCGGACGGCACGCGCGACCCCATGGATGGGGAATTGGTGCATGACGACCTGTTAATATCAGCCGCCCTGGTGGCCGCCTTGGACCAGCAGGATTGGTCTTATTCAGCCCCGACATTTGTCATCAACGCGCCGGATCCGCTGGATGACATGGATAAAGGATTTTAAATTTATGGAATGTCCGATCTGTGGATATGACAATATGAATGCTTATGCCGATAATGGCAGGGTATTTTATTCCTGCCCGAACTGTGGATATCCTGTGGATAACTCTTCAAAAACTGTGCATAAACTGTGGATAACTCATCAAAAACCTGTTGATAAACCTGTGGATAACTCAATAAAGAAATTATTTATACACCTGTACGAGATGTCCCTGTTGACCTTAAAGGAAGAGTGCCTGGCAACTTTTTTAAAACACGGAAATTCTCCGCTACTACTACTGTTAACTATATATATATTAATTAATAGATTAAGCAGCAGCAGTATTTTTAAATCTTTAACGGGCAAAACACGGAAAAATTCCGACTTTTCGCAGCGCTCCATAGGAATGGAGCGCGGAGATCCCAGGAGCGCTGTGTTATCCAATCACAGCGCGTATGGGACATTATCCATATCGCTCGGGCAAGGCGCTGCCAGCTCAAATCATTCGCTGCCGCTCATTCGCTGGCGGCGCTCCCTCGCTCATTCGGAGGTGACCCCATGAGTTATGTCCCTGGTATTGATGTATCGGTCTGGCAAGACGATAATTCCACCGCTCAGCAGATGAATTTTTCAAAAGCTAAAGCGGCCGGCGCGCAGTTTGCTTTTATCAAGGTCAGCGAGCGCGGCGGCATTGATCCTGATTTTGTGAATAACTGGAAAACCGCCAAGGCTGCCGGCTTGCCGCGCGGCGGTTATCACTTCTTGCGCTGGGACCTGAGCGCCAGCCTGCAGGCCAAGATTTTTTGCTCGCTGTTGTACGGCGATCCAGGCGAGCTGCCGCCGGTGGCCGACTTCGAAGCGCCAGAGAAGAATGGCCAGTACCCCAGCAACGCTTTACTGCTGGCTTTTCTTGAAGAGGTCGAGGACCGCCTTGGAAAGAAACCCATGATCTACACCAGCCCAGGCTACTGGGCCACCAACGGCAAGATCAAAGGCAGCAGCAAATATGATTCAATCTGGCTGTATTATCCGCTGTGGATAGCGCATTACACTAACGCCGAGCAGCCCATGCTGCCTGAGCCCTGGAAATCGGCCGGCCAACCCTGGACTTTCTGGCAGTGGTCCTGCACCGGCGACGGCCTGAAATACGGCGCGGAATCAAAAGGCCTTGATCTGAATTGGTTTAACGGCGATCCATTTGATTTTGAAAATTATTTACAGGAGCTGGCCGGTGAAGATCCCGCGCCGGTTTATCCTGAGCCAACCGAAGGACCTGGTCTAACTGTTGGCTATGATTCCTATGAATTGAAAAACAGGATTGAACGCCTGGAAAAATGGGCTGGAGGGTTTAAGCTGTGAAAGCTGATGATGATGTCCTGGCTGTGGTGGTTATCGGTTTTATTGCTGGGCTCATTCTGTGGCCGTTGTTTAAATTTTGGTATGGAAAGGACAATAACAAATGACCGCCCCCATCGATCAAGCCGGCGTCTCGCCGGCGGAGCAAAAGATATGACCAGAGGTTTTAAGCTGTGAAAGTTCTTTCTCTTGGATGGGGTGTTCAAAGTTGGGCGTTAGCTGCTATGGTTGCGCTTGGCGAAATTGAACCAGTTGATTTTATGATACATGCCGATACAACCCACGAAACAAGCTGGACCTATCAACATGCCAAAAAATGGACCAGCTGGTTGAAAAAACATAGACAAACAGTTATTACAGTTAAGCCTTATAAAAATGCTTTAACTGCTTTTAATCAATGGCGGGGTGTTTATATTCCTGCATTTACAAAAGATCATAATGGCAAAAGGGGCCAATTAAGGCGGCAATGTACGTATGTTTGGAAGCTTGGCCCTATACGCCGAAAGCTGCAAGAATTACGAAATCATGAACCTGTTGAATTGTGGCTGGGTATATCGCTTGATGAATCTCACCGTGTTACTAATTCTAATGTTAAATATATTATCAATCGTTACCCGTTGATTGAAAATAAATTATCAAGGTTGGATTGTATTAATTGGTTGAATAATAAAGGGCTTGATGTTCCTAAGCGATCATCTTGCACTTTCTGCCCTTATCACTCTGTTCAAGAATGGCAGCAAATAAAAGCCAGTCCTAAAGATTGGAATGAAGCAATTAAACACGATGAGGCTATTCGAAAAATTCGCCCGCCCTTTGATTTGTTTGTTCATCAAAATAGAGTTCCTTTAGCCGCTATTGATTTAAGAACACCAGAAGAACGCGGACAAATGAAATTAAATATTTTATTTAGGTGACACATGGGAATATTAGACCGACTTTTTGAAAAACAGATTAACCAGGCTGCGCGCTCACTATTAGCAGTCGTCGAAGATGAAAATAATTTTCTTGTCGGCGCTCGCTCCGCTTCCGCTTCGGATCGTGATCGTTTCAGTTATGACCGCTCCGCAGTGCTCACCCAGGCGCTGGACGCCTGGCGCACCAACCCCCTGGCCAGGCGAATTGTTGAATTAACTTCTCAGTATGTGGTGGGCGGCGGCTTGTCGGTCAACTGCAAGCACGCAGCAGACGCTAAATTTCTAAATGAGTTTTGGAATCATCGCCTGAATAGAATGTCGGTCCGCGTGGCTGAAATGTGCGATGAGCTGTCACGCACTGGTAATTTATTTATCATGCTCAGCACCGACCAGGTCGGCATGTCGTATATCCGCGTGCTGCCCGCGTCAGACATTGACGAGATCATCAGCCGCGATAATGACATTGAGCAGCCGTTGGCTTTTAAATTAAAGTCCAGCCTGCAAGAACTTAATCCATCCCTGGTCCCGGCCTATGACCCGCAGCTGGATGACCCCGCCCAGAATGTTTTATTGCATTATGCTATCAACCGCCCGGCTGGCGCGCAGTGGGGTGAGTCTGACCTGGCCCCTCTGCTGCGCTGGTTATCGCGTTACTCCAACTGGCTGGAAGATCGCGCGCGCTTGAATCGTTATCGCATGGCTTTTTTGTATATTGTGCAGGCTAAATTCACCAGCGAAGCCGCGCGCAAGGCGCGCCAAACCGCGCTCAACGCCAACCCGCCCAAACCAGGCAGCATATTAGTAGCCGATGAAAACGAGAATTGGAAAGCCATTAATCCGCGCCTGGAATCCGGCGACGCTGAGCGCGACGGATTATCCATCAAAAAAATGATCGCGGCTGGCGCCGGTGTGCCCATGCACTTTTTGGCTGAACCCGAGAGCGCCACCCGCACCACGGCTGAAGCGGCCGGCGGTCCCACTTACCGCCGCTTTGAGCAGCGCCAGGAATTCTTTAAGTGGCTGCTATCCGATTTATTAATGGCCGTGCTCAGCCGGCGCGCTGTGTTTGACCAGAAGATAGATCCGTCCGCTGAGATCCAGATCACTGGCGCGGACATCAGCAGCCGTGATAATTCCTCCCTGGCTCTGGCCAGCAACTATATCATCACTGTGTTGGCTGCCCTGCGCGACCGCAAGCTGATGACCAATGACGAAATGCTGCGCTTGATCTATCGCTTTATGGGTGAGACAGTGGACGCGGAGGAATTGATCAAGCAGGCCGCCAAGGAAACAGCAGACCAGGGCTTATTGCCTGAGATAAATAGTGGGGGGGACCCCTCCCGAAAGATTAAAACCCCCGAGGATCCAGAGCCTGACCAAATGAAAGAGGACTTGAAATTGTAGCTTGTTTGTTCTATAATGCCAATAAATTCGTATAGGTAACCTATGAATAAAGAAGAAATCAAATCACATCGCATTGAGTTGGTATCCACCAGCGTAAATGAGCAGGGCGAATTTGAGATCCTGGCTATCACCGCCGGTGAGGGGAACGGCTGGCAGTTCTCTGCCGAGTCCCTGAAACAATCCGTACCGCTGTGGGATGGTGCGCACACGTTCATAGATCATCACTGGTTTGGAAACAGTGTGCACGACCTGGCCGGCGTGTGTTACCAGCCGCGCTGGGATGACATCTCACAAGGCATCATGCTCACGCTTAAACCATTCGGACCAGCCGCGCCGATCCTGCGCGAGATTGGCCGCCAGGTATTGGCCATGGAAAAGAAACCAGGTATCGGCTTCTCAGCTGACATCGCATTTACAGCCAAACAGAAAGAAGTTCAGGAGATCCGCCGTGTGTATTCGGTGGACCTGGTCATCGATCCTGCGCGCGGCGGTGAATTTATCAGAGAGGTTTATCAGAAATTACAGAAACAGAAAGAGGTTAATATGCCCAATCAAGAATTTAACGAGAAATTGGAACAACAGGCCGCGCCTTCCACCCCCGCGCCGGAAAAACTGGCGGGTGTGGAGCGCGTCCACCAGCGTATTGAAACGGACAAGCAAGCCATGGAAACCATGCTCAACGTGCAGTCCCATATTCAGGAGCTGGAAAGCGAAGCCGAGAAAGCGCGCGCCTTGCGCCAGCAGATGTGTGAACAGTTTTTAACAACCGCTCTCACAGCCGCCAAACTGCCGGCGCCCGCAGTCTCGCGCCTGCGCGCGCAATTCGCCGGGCGTCTGTTCGAGCCCGAGGAATTGACATCCGCCATTGAGGACACGCGCGCCATGCTCACTGAGCTGGGCGCTCCGGGTGCGGTCGTTGGTCCGCGTCTGCACTCAGTCTTTGACACGCGCGACCAGCTGCAGGCGGCCGCTGATGATTTGCTGGGTGCGCCGCGTGATGCAGCCGCCAAGGATTTGAAAGTTGCGCGGCTGTCAGGTATTCGTGAGCTGTATCTCATGCTCACTGGCGACTATGACCTGCACGGCGGTTTTGACCCCGAGCGTGTGCAGCTGGCCACCACCGCTGACTTCACCGGCCTGGTGAAGAACGCGCTAAATAAGATCGTGGTGAACACCTGGGAGCAGCTTGGCGCGGCTGGCTATGACTGGTGGGCGCGGGTGGTCAGGACCGAGCACTTCAACTCACTGAATACCATCACCGGCACATTAGTCGGCACGGTCGGCACGCTGCCGGAGGTATCAGAGGGCGCCGAATATACTGAATTAGCCATCGGCGACAGCCCCGAGACGGCCACGTTCACCAAGTATGGCGGCTACATCCCATTGACGCTGGAATTGATTGACCGCGACGAATCCCGCAAATTGGCTGCTTATCCCCGTGAGCTGGCCGCTGCCGGCCTGCGCAAGATCAGCGCCCTGGTATCGGCTATCTTTACTGCTAACGCCGGCATAGGCCCAACCCTGGCCGACACTGGCGCGCTGTTCAACAACACCGCCGTTACCACGGCCGGCGGCCATGCCAACCTGCTCACCACCGCCCTGGCTGCGGCTCAATGGGATGTGGTCTCTGCTGCGGTTTACAACCAGCCCATGTTAATCAAAAATGCGGCTGGCCTGTACGGCACCGGCCCCAAGATGGCCATCAACCCCCGTTATTTACTGGTGCCGCGTGCCCTGCAGTTAACGGGTATGAAGATTCTGTATCCCAGCCTTGAAAACGCTGCCAATATCTACAGCGAGAACCTGCAGCGCGGTCAGCCTGGTGATGTGGTCACGGTCCCTGAATGGACCGATGCCACCGACTGGGCTGCCGTCTGTGACCCGCTCATCGCCCCCGCCATTTATGTGGGCGAGCGCTTCGGCATCATGCCCGAGATCTTCATTGCGGGTGATGAGTTATCACCGGCAGTATTCATGAATGACGAGCACCGCTTAAAGGTCCGCCATTTCCTGGCTTGCTGGGTGAATGACTTCAGACCGCTGCATAAATCCAATGTCGCTGGATAATCAAAACCCCCTTTTTCCTCCCCCTTTCAGGGGGGAGGTGAGGAGGGGGGCTTAATAGAAAGGACTAAAAAATCCTCCCTTTCTTCCTCCCCCTTTCAGGGGGGAGGCGAGGAGGGGGGCATAAAAGAAAGGATTAAAAAATTATGGGTTATGTAAATGACACACATATGAGCCAGTTCATCCCGCCCTCAGAATTTCAAATGTCGGCCGGGACCTGGGCTATGGCAGTTGCTTCCAACGTGGTCAGCCGCGATCGTACCGCTGCGGATGCTGCTTTCACCGCTTTAATTCCAATCCCGGTACCCTCCAATGCCATTGCCTATAAGGGCGCTAAGCTTAAGAGCATTGATGTCTGGTACTCCATCGGCACGGCAGCCGCGGACGACTTCGCCACTGTGGAGCTGGAAAAAATGACGCTGCCCGCCGATGATACAGCGGTCAGCGGTGCGGCTGTTGCCACCACACCAGATACCGGCCACGATACTGCTGCTGAAAGATTGGCAGTGGATAGCGACCACTGCATGACAGTCACCCTAGATGATCCCGCCTGGCTGGATGATGGCGACGCCTATTGGCTGCAGTTGGTGGTCGACTGCGCGGCTACGACCGTGTTCAAGTTCTTCGGCGCGCGCGCCAATTACGAGCTGAGGATTTAATTTGAAATCTGCCTGCGCCACCTGTGCTCTCCAGACCTTGCCGGTAAGACGCCCCCTCCTTGGCGACACTGCCGGCAGGGGAGAGATCATTTTTACAAAAATGCCTCTAAATGACTCCAGGATTGCTCAGGTTGATTTCAAGGTATCAGCATATACCTTTTGTGTTTTTAAGCCCGTAGCGGGCTTCTAAATGGCTTTTTAAAACAAAATAAAGAAAGGATTACCATGAAAAACGAAAAGATCTCAAAAATTGTAGCTTTACTGCAGTCACGTAAGTTTTGGGCCGCGTTCATCGGAATTATTTTTATGTTCCTGAATGAACTGCTGCCCGAATTCCCGCTTGAAGAAGATCAGGTTGCCAACATGATCTACTTGCTCATCGCTTATATTGCGGGTGTGGCCATTGAAGATGCCGGGTTCGGCATTGGTGGTGGTCAAGTTAAAAAATAATTAAGGTACATTTTGCCATCGCGGTAATGCGGGCTTTTCTGGAATGGTGGATTTCGATAAGTACCCACATTATGCGCAGCTTTTAACGCTCGTCCCTCGCTAATCTTGCGCATAATGGCACTTATCGAAACCACTTAATCCTTGTGAAGCCCGCAATACCGCTCATGCCTCCATACTCTCCCGTCCCCTGTAGGGGGAGGGTTAGGGAGGGGGCTGAAAAGTGAATAGGGTTAACCATGATTGAAAAAAGAAAACTTGAAAGCGATAAAAAATTAATTGAGCTGTTGTTTAATACTGTGCCGCTGGACTGGGCACGGCGCGACGACGGCACCCTTGTATTTTTATACCAGGATGGGCGCAAAATGGTGGTCACTCCCGAAGACCTGGCCGCCATGACTGATCGTAAGCTCGCGGAAAAAGAAGCAGCTCAAAGAAAGCCCGCGCCTGTCCGCTCGGAGCGGACTTCAGGGGAAGTCCGCGTAGATACCCGACGTGGAGCGGCGTCAGGCCGCACCGCAGTCGGGCATGCCACACCAGCCAGGAATAAACCGAAATAATGAGCACGCTTGCTTTATATCGTACACGGCTAACCAATTCGCTGGCCGATACCGCGTCCAAATATTCCAATGACATATTGGACGAAGCGGTCCGCAAGGTGCTCAACGAATATACCCGCGCTTTTCCGCTGGCTGCTCAAAGTGAAATTACGGTTGCGGCTGCCGGAAGAACACAAACCCTGGCAGCCTGCACCAATTTAATATCTGTGATGATGTTGGTCCACCCTTACGACAGCACCCTATCCAACCCGTTTATTTATGAGCGCGAGGATTTTTTGCTCACCTGGGGCGCTGCCGGTCCGCAAGTTTATTTCACGGCTAGCCCCATTCCCCAGATTGGCGACAAGATGTTTGTTCAGTATGCGTCCAAACAAACCCTGAAGGATCTCGACAGCGCCATCGTTACCACCGTCAGGGACGATCACGAAGATTTATTAATTGTCGGTGCGGCCGGCCAGGCTGCCATGATGAGGGCTTCTGTCCTTAATGAGCAGTGGGGCTCGCGGCCCTCGGATTATTCTCAGCTTATGTTATGGGGCAAACAACAATATGATCGTTTTCTTGAATTTTTGACAGAGATTAGAACTGAGCAGCCGCTGGATATATTCCCAGATACGTATTGGCCGCTTGATGATTGGGATAAACACTAATGCCATTTTATGAAGGTCCGGTTTTCAGCGGTGATGATGATCCCTGGGTTGGTCCGATCAACGATCCCCAAACCCTGTTTTATAAATACCAGTGGCGCACGCGCGGCCAAAACTGCGATATGTGCAATGCCCTGGACGGCCGCGTTTATAAAATGGACCGCTGGTTTTCTTCCGGCTTGATGCCTGGCTTTCATCTCAACTGCGATTGTTATTTAAAATTGGTTGGCAAAATTGAGGGGCCGGGCAGCGACATACCCGAAAGCGACCTGGATATTTTCGGGGACATGAATTTATATGGTGACAATATCTTTGGCGGGCTCTTGGATCCTAGCTGGCAGCCCTATAATGTTTTATTTACTGATCAAATAACTGGCCTTGCTGAGCAGGGTTATTCACTCCAGGAAGCATTTAACCATCTCCTGGGTGAATTTGGCGCTCAGGCTAATAACTTGTTATCCGGCATTTATTCTGACTTCATGCAGTGGTCGGTTTTCGCGCAGTTGCAAAACTTTTTCAATGCCAACAACAATATCATCACCACGCCTTATAATCCACTGCCCGCCAATCCGCTGCCTAACTTGCCGGTTAATACAAATAATAATCCTTTCGATGGCGTGGAGGGAAATGCTACACCTGGCCATCCCAATACCACCATTAATTCAAATCATCCAGGTGGCTTTTGTGAGGGCTGGTAATTATGCCGTATTCATTCCTGCCCACGCCTGTTTATTACATCGGTCAAAATTGTGACCTGATGTTGGTCCATCCGGATATAAACGACGGGGACCCCGTCGGTTTTGTTTTAACCCCTACCCCCACCCACAAGGGAAGCTCTTTCTCCATCCAGAGAGAGACTACATCGGATGGATCCATCCATATCTTCATGTTCTTCACGTTGATTATGTCCGATGATCTGAAAGATCCTGATGGAAAGAAACATCCTGATTCCCGTCAGGAAATGTATGACTGGCTGTTGGAGTTCCTTACTGCTGATGATACCTTCGGTGTGATTACCGTGCTTGGCTGTTATCCAGGGATTGGTCCGCTCGGCCACTCGGCCACTGAGCTGCACCTGGTGAATGGCTCTTATATCAATGTCAAGCTGGCTAACATTACGGCTTATCATGGGCCTGTTGATCCTGAGTTCTTTCTGGCTTCCATTTGGCATGACACGCCCCCGCCTGTGGACGCGCTCACATGGGAGAGTTCACTATGGCGTTAACACGCGGACAGCTTCCCGCTTCTTTTCTTTGGTGCGCGTGGACGCTGCGCGCCGCCGCCTTTAAAAATCCTGGACGCCCTCCGCGCATAGCGCTTCGGGCGGCCGCCGGCGGGCTTGGCGCTGCTCGTCCCCGCTTTTCTTTAATCGCGGTTGCTGTCCGCTTATTTACCAATGTAAGGTTGTTTATCCTTGACTTTCACCAAAGTCGGCGCACATGCCGCCCTTGCATTTTATATCCCTCCCCCTTTAGGGGGAGGGGTTGGAAGGGGGCTCATTTCCAAATACGGCGCACATGCCGCCCTTGCATTTTATATCCCTCCCCCTGTAGGGGGAGGGGTTGGAAGGGGGCATCTGCCGCTCAGGCAGCTAAATCATCCAGTCGCGGGCTTGCTCCGCCCTCCCCCCTCCCCCCGCCAAGCCACCCCCCAAACCCCCCACACCCTTCAAGGTGTGTCTTATTGGCGGGGGGCTTAGGGGGGATTAGGGCTTCGTGCTTGGCACCAGCCTCACATCCAGCAAACCCCGCTGGTGCTCGGCTTGGGCTGCGCCCGCTCCCTCCATCACGCTCAAGCCCAAGCTCCATAAATTCGCTTCGGCTTTCGCTACTCAATAATAAAAAACTGCACAATGAGAGGTTAATATGGCTTACCCGTTAAGTTCTGATGTGCTGCCTGGCGACGCCACAGCCGCCAGCCAGTATAACAATCTGCGATCAGATACCTTGTATCTGGGCCAAGATCCCGCTGATTCGGTTAATTTGGCCACCCTGCTTAATCAGTTCCAGTCCGGTCTTCATTTGCGCCGCCATCAGACAGATTTCACCAAAGTTTATGTCTTAGCTGGTGCGCGCATTATGGTCGATGGCTATTTGTGCTACAACCCATCCCATGTGGACTTACCGGCTGATCAGGTGCCGGTTGGCGGTGCGGCCAATTATTATGTCTTTGCCAAACGTGCGGCCGGATCCACCACATTTACCCTGGTTACAAAAGCTGGCTTCGTTCCTGACGCTAACGAACGGCTGATTGGTCAGTTCTACTGGACCGGTACAGAGGTGCAGAAGGATAGTGTTCGCACCTCCATTGCCAACGATATTAAAGACTGGTTGTATTTCAATGAGCCGCATGTCTTCGGCGGCAGGTTGTCACCTGTCAATACCACTCCCGTTTATACCGCTGATATTAATGCAGCTTCAACCATTTTTTATGTGCCGCATAGCGGCAGCCGGATTTCGCTGTATGTGCCTAACTATGGTTGGAGAGTTTATGATCATGATGTCCTGTCTTTGGACATATCTGCTTGTGCTGCCAATATGCCGCATGATGTTTTCTTGCGCAATAATGCCGGCACCTTGGAGCTTAGTTATTTAGCATGGAATACTCTTATAACCCGCGCCACACCTTTAACTTATCAGGACGGCATTCATGTATTGGATGGCTATCCGGAATATTTATACCTTGGAAGTTTCTATACTTCTGCCGCTGGCGTTTATGATGATACTGAACAAAAGCGTTTGTTGTGGAATAAATATAACCAGGTGCCGCGCAATTTTTACGCGCATGATGACACGGATTCCTGGACTTATTCCTCAGCCACCTGGCGCAAGTGGAGAAATGCTGATACAACGAAACTTGAAACTGTGGTTGGCTTGCGCACCAGTCTTTGGCATTTGGTTGCTGCTGCTCTGATGGAGCGTTCAGATAATACCCAGATTGGCATTGGCATTGGGATTAATGCAGCTGATACTAACAGCGCACAAATCAACAGCGGTATGATGGGTTTGGCTGCTATCTATAACAAGCAGAATTACAGGGCTGAATTGTTCGGTTATCCTGCGCTTGGTTACAATTTCATGCATCCAATCGAAAGAGCCAGCGCCACTGGTACCCTTACTGTGTATGGTGATAGCGGTTTACCTGTGGTTGTCAAATCCGGCATATTCGGCTGGATTATGGCTTAATTGTCAAATTGTGGTCGGCGCTCGCCCTGATCGCGATTAATGACCTGTCATTGCGAACCCCCGCAGGGGGTGAAGCAATATCAGGCAAATGAAAAAAAAGACTGCTTCGCTTTGCTCGAAGTGACATTCGGTAAGGAATGCTGCGCTTGCGATGACAATACAAGGGGAGGTGGCGCGCTGCGCTGTGAATGGCTTTCAGCCCGGCGCGGTGAGCCGGCTGCCACTGAATTTCAGC